TTTTGAACCGCTGGAAAAAGTCATATCGGTTGAGGATATGCAGAAAATTGTGGATGCAAATGAAAAAATAATAAAAAAGCTAAGAGGGAAAAATTAAAAGAAGCATGGTTCCTCGCCATAACGGACGTAAGAGATACGGAAAGGTAAGCCGAAAGGTTCCCGTGTCTGCCATGCTATAAATAAAAAGGGGATTAAAAGATGAATGAAATAATTTTGAATAAAAATGGAAATACGTGGGTCGGTTTTTGGAGCAAAGATATTGATAAACAGATTGACCAGATACATCAATCCATTTTAACTTCGCGAAATAACTTTTTTGTGATCGAAAAAAATGGGACAATTAGAGCGGCGCAATCTACATTGGCCGGAGCTTTGCGGTATATGGACAATAACAAAATATTAGTGCATATTTAAAAGGGGGAAACGATGAAATTATTTAGAGTTTCAATGAAAAGTAAAAATATTTTCGATAAAAAGATAAGAACATTATATGTAATTCAGCCTACGCATAATGACGCAATCCATTACGTCAATCAAACTAAAAACGAACAATTTGAGATATATAAAGTCTGTTATTTAGGCTTTGAATTATCAAAATGTATGTTTAAAGGTGGAAAGGAGGCGCAACCATGAATTGGAAAAAAATAGATTTATTGCAATTACCAAAAGACGGAACTGAATTTTTAGTACGAAACGGAAACCAGGGCGGCGTTATGAGCCTTGTTTACTGGGATGTAATTCATAATTATTGGAAATCAAAAGGTGAACCAATATCCTTACAAGACACGGAATGGATGAGCATTCCTAAATTCATCCCCATGTGTACTTACGATTGCGCCAAATGCGGGAAAGATTTTCAAGATGAACTTTACCCCGAAGGGCCACAAAATCTTTCTGATAATTATGATTTTTTATGCCCTGAATGTAAAAAAACAGAGGAACGATCACCAGACAAACAATTAAAATATAATCTTTTGTCTCTACTGCGCGAATATCGCAATCACTCCGAAGAATATCAAAAATCAGGAGATAGATATGAACTGGATGAAATGAATAATAAACAACAAAAAATCATAGAGATGTTTGAAAGAACGAAAAGAGAGCAAGCCATAATAAATTTTATAAGCCGAACTTACTGGGAAGATCCGGAAAATGCTATTGGAGAAATAAGAAAGAGAATATCTGAATTTGAAGATTTGCAAATTCATGCCGCAACCTCTGATTTTTGCTCCGCTGAATGGAAAAATGATTTTGAAAAGGTAAAAGTTGTAATACAAAAAATATACGATGCTGTAAACGTATCGGAAGATTTCCCCAGTGAAAAGATTTTGGTGATTAGGAATATACTCGAAGACTATTATGGATTGTAAGAAATGAAAGTATATAAAATTACAGAAGCAAGTGCATATATTGGTGTTTCGATTAACTCACTAAAAACACTTGCAAATAACGGTAAAATTAAATCATTTAGCACTACAGGCAAGCATAGGCGTTTCCGGCAGGAAGATTTAGACACCTACATGGGCGTTGAGAAAGTCAAACAAGAGAAACTAACAATGATTTACGCCAGATGTTCAACTGCCAAACAGAAAGAAAATCTTGAACGGCAAAAGGATAGACTTCGTAAATATGCGGAAAGTAAGGGGTATAAATACGCCTTAATTGATGAAATCGCCAGTGGTATAAACGAAAAACGTGTAGGAATCCATAAATTAATAAAAATGTGTTTTGAAGGTAAAGTTGAACGGGTTTTGATTGAATATAAAGATCGTCTTGCCCGTTTCGGGTATGAATACCTTGACGCTATTTTTACAAACCTAGAAGTAACCGTGGAAATTATGGAAACAAAAGACAAGAAATATGAGGAAGAATTGGCCGAAGATATTATGAAGATTTTGACTTGTTATTCTGCCAGATATTACGGCGCAAGAGGCGGCAGAAAAAAGAAAATAATACAGGAAATACCATTAGTTGAATCTGATGGAATTTAAAAAGGAGGTTTTTATGATTTGTATTTACCACAACGATTTAGATGGGAAGTGTGCGGCGGCGATTGTGAAGAAATGGAATGAAGATAGGAGACTGAAGGCAGAACTTGGGGCTACAGAAGGGGGAAAGCCTATAGCCTTTGCCACTGAGATTGTGTTTATCGAAATGGATTATTACCGGCAGCTGGATTGGGAAAAGGTGGTTAAGCCGGATGAGCCTGTGATCATCGTGGACTTCTCCCTTAAACCGGATGAGATGAATAAGTTGTTGGCTACCACCAAGAATGTCATCTGGATCGACCACCATGCCACGGCTCGGGAATACCCATATCAGCACCTTGACGGACTCAGGGATTTTCAAGATAAACATATGGCTGGATGCGAGCTGGCTTGGCATTACTTCTTTCCCTTTGAAGCTATGCCTAAAACTGTCCAGTTGATCGGGGATTATGATAAATGGGCTCTTAAGCTGGCACCTCATTGTTTTTGGTTTTATGAGGGGATGAAGCTGGAGGAAAATGATCCATTGTCTTCTCTTTGGGGCCAACTCTTCGATCCGGCCTATCAACAAAAAAGAGCAACAATTATGGAATATGGTGAAGTTGCCATCAAATATCGGGACTCCTATTGTGAAGGACTATGCAAAGCTTTTGGATACGAGACTGAAATCGATGGAGTGAAAGCCTATGCCTGTAACCAGTTTATGTTTGGGTCCAAGGGTTTTGGGGAGCGTTTCAATCAATATCCCCTCTGCCTCGCCTACATCCACAACGGGGAGAAATTTACAGTATCCCTTTATTCCGAAACTGTTGATGTGTCAGTGATTGCCAAGAACCACGGGGGAGGTGGACATAAGGGGGCAGCGGGATTTACCTGTGAACAGTTGCCATGGACGGTTGGAAAGTGTTAATGATGGGGTGGTGGCTCAAGTAAAACTAAGGCTTGGGGGGAATGCAGAGAGCATGCAGAAGTACCTTTGGCAATCCGCGCGAGCTACCACCTCTTATATTTTTTGTTGACTATTTTCCACATCCTGTTATCCTCTAATCATCCATTTGAATCGCCGGCCATTGAGTTCATCGGGCTCTCTCATTGACCGGCACCCTCCATTGCAGGGAGCTTGGACTGGTCATCCAGGCTCCCTGCCCTTTCTTAAAAAACTTTCACTTCCTTTATCTTTTTTGTTGACCGATTCCATAAAACCTGTATCATTCTTCCCATGAAGATAATCAGGAAAGCATTCATTCTTATACTCCTCAGTCTCCTTTGGTCTGCTCTATTCCCCTGCCTGTTGGGAGGGTTTCTTTATTTTTGTGAGCGTCCTGATCAGAAAAGTGTTGTGATCCAAACTATTCCTTTAAATATGCCCAAACTTACTAAGGAGTAATTTATGCCTTTCCAATTTAAAACCAATACCACCAATGATGAATTAATTTACCTTAGAACCATCGGGGAAAATACTGAACGTGCTCATCGGTTAAGTCCCAACCAACTCCTTCATCATAAAATTCGGCAGCTGAAGGGATATATTAATGCGGCTGAAAAAAGAGACAATTGGGTTGGGATGGATTCTGAAACAATCATTACCTTTGCGGCCGGAGAATTGTTCCGGCTTACCAACCTAAGTTTGGCTGGGGAGATCAATGGATAAAATAGTCGGTTTTGGAAAATATAAAGGACAGAAGATATCCAGTGTTCAGGATGATTCCTATCTCCAGTGGCTGGCTAAACCTGTATATTCTGGGAAATTCTATAAGTCTCTCCATTCTACCGAGTTGAATTTTAAGGTTCCATGGGATATATCCGTGGCGGCGAGAAAGGAATTGGAAAAGAGGGGGTACAAATTGGTGGGGACAAGATGGGAGAAATAGATGGCTAAAGTTGATCTCGATCATTGGAAGAAGCGTAAGAAGCCTGGAAGTAAGGGATACGGTCAGGGTGGAGCAAGGCCACATTCCGGTCCAAAGCCGAAAGAGGCTTCTCTTACCAAAAATACCTCTCCCTCTCTTTCACCCGAGGAACGGAAAGCCACAAACGCTGCTATTAAAGAAGAGAAGGCTCGGCAGAAGAAGCAGGAAAAGATCAACAAGGAAATCCAGGAACTCAACCTTAAGCTGTCTCAAGCCAAAGCCAAGTTGGGAATTTCCGACGATCCTGGCACTTCCGACACTTCCGGCCAGAATATATCCACTGACAAAATGATTCAAGATCTTCGTTGGGCATATAGTCAGCTTAATGGCCGACAAAAGCTGAAAGAGATGATGGCCGATGATAAACAGTTCTCTTTCATCGTCAAAGAACTTCTCCGGTTGGAGGCAGCGGAAAAGGAAAAGGACAAGGGTGGTAGCAGCGGCATGGGTTTTTTTGTAATCATCCGTGGTTTGAACGACGAAAAAGCCTTGAGTGAATTGATGGGGGATGTGGATAAAAATGAAATTTCCAGTGAGCGAGTTAAGATCATTATGACCAATCCAGATGGCAGCGAGGCTCCTTTAGCAGCTCCGATATCATCAGAAGTCCCTGCGGTCGATCCCAAGGATGCCCTTGAAGAGCCGGTGGAAGAAAAACCGGTTGAGGAAAATAAAACAAAAACAGACGATTGGTGGGGTGATGAGCAATCTAATTAAACTTAATTTTAACAATCATGATTTTTACTTTACGAAAACTCCAACCGCCCAACTGTTGATTGACGAGATATTTTCTGATAACTATCACGTTCTCCGTTCTCGTCTTCAATTTAATCCTGGTGATATCATTGTTGATCTTGGAGCCAATGAGGGAATGTTCAGCATTATGATGGCCAAGTTGTTCCCGGTCCTTAAGGTCTTTGCTATTGAACCTATTAACACTACTTACAAAACCTTTCTTGCTAATATCGGTTTTAACAAAGTTTCCAATATTCATCCTATGAATTGCGGGGTTGGCGGTAAAGTTGATGACTATACCTTTGTTGTTTGCAATGAGTTTTCTGGTGGCTCATCCGCCATGATGAAAGTATTCGATGAAAAAACCCATTATATACAAGCTGCCCATGTGTTTACTCTCGACACGCTTTTTGAAATGTTAGAAATCGACCATTGCAAACTCCTCAAGATCGACATCGAGGGCATGGAGCATGAAGCTTTATTGGCAACTTCCATGCTGCCCAAAATCAATTATGTGGTTGGCGAGATTCACATCAATAATCTTTTGTCCAGCAAGGGATACAACACTGTCGATCTGGTAAAATACATATCTTCAAAAACCAATTTGTTATATTATGATACGTGCCGCATGGCAGAATAAAAACTTTAATAAGGGAGGAAGCTTATGTTAAAGGTAGTTATTTGTGGCAACATCTTTGTTATTGGTAATCTGGATGATCGGAACCGTTTACAGAATCCACGGCAGGTTTTTTTCATCGATGGCGAAACTGCGAAGCCTGATGGGACGAAAGAACCAACTCTTCTTGTCCGGATGATTCCACTGCCCGGACTCCCGCTTTTTTTCCGGGTAAATTCCAATATGCAATCTTATGATATAAATCCTAATGACACTTCAACAATTAACCTGTATAATAAATTGACTGCCCCTGTTCATTAAGGGCGGTTGAGCAAAGGATTGAACTGAAAATTCTCAGGAGAGTTTTATGATTGTCCAATACTAAGCCATTTGTAGTTTCCTATGATTATTCGGACGCACCTACTTTGCGGAAGTTTGCCCTTTCCAATAAGCGGGTGCGTTGCGTTATCGGACCTTTTGGTTCCGGCAAGTCATCTGCAATGGTCATGGAAATTATCCGCAGGGCTCATGAACAGGCTCCCTCTCCGGATGGAATAAGAAGATCCCGATGGGCTGTAATCCGTAACACTTTCCGTCAACTCAACGATACAACTATTAAAACTTTTCTCGATTGGTTCCCCCAGTCTGTTTTTGGGGATTATCGTTCCACTACCCACGATTATATGATGACCAATTTTCCGGGCGTCCAACTTGAAATAATGTTTCGTGCCTTGGACAATCCCCAGGATGTTTCCAATTTATTGTCCCTTGAACTTACCGGCGCATGGTTCAATGAAGTCCGTGAAGTCTCCCCGGCGATCATCGTAGCCATGGATGGCCGTATCAATCGTTATCCCAGCATGCGTGACGGTGGACCTTCATGGACCGGAATGATCATGGATACCAACCCACCTGATGACGACTCCTATATTTTTAAAATGTTTGAGGTGGTCAAACCCGAAAATTGGGAAGTTTTCCATCAGCCATCCGGTCTATCAGCCCAAGCCGAAAACACCAAGCACCTTGCCAAAAACTATTACATCAATTTAGCCAAGGGCAAAGATCCGATGTATGTCCGTGTCTATATTCATGGTCAGTATGGATACCTCCTTACCGGCAAGCCAGTGTTCACAGGATTCGTAGATAATATTCATGTTTCCCGAGAAGTCCTTGAGCCAATTAAAGGCATCGATATTCTCATTGGTCTCGATTTTGCCCTTCAGCCGGCAGCTACTCTTGGGCAAATAACTCCGGATGGCCAACTGCGTATCCTTGATGAATTGGTTTCCAATGGAACGGCAATAAAGCAGTTCTGTATTAACCAGCTTCTTCCTCTTCTTCGTACTAAATACTTCGGATTTAACATTATGGGTTATGGAGATCCATCGGGCAATGCGCGTGTGCCGACTGATGAGCAGACTTGTTTTGATGTCCTCCATAGTGATGATATCGGTCTTGTCAATATTTTCCCAGCGGAAACCAATGCCATAGTTCCCAGATTAAATGCCGTAGAAACTTATCTTGGTAAAATGATTAAGGGTGAGCCGGGATTTATCCTTTCTCCCAATTGTACTTATCTTCGCAAAGCCCTCAACGGTGGGTATAAATATGCCTTTGAGAAATCCTTCCGTGGGGGCGAGCAGGAAACTAAAATGACTCCTGTGAAGAATTTTTCGTCCCACATTGCCGATTCATTAGAATATCTTTGCCTTTACATCGATAAAAAACAAGAGTATGATAAACAGAAAAAGGAATTTTTGGCTAAGTTGGGTGGACAACAGGAACATCATCCGGCAAGCAGTATAGGTGGATATTAACTAAGGGGAGAAAGTCAGGAGCGATATGGACAAAATAGAAGAAGAGTTCCAGCCGGCCAAACGCAATTCTGAAGTTATGCAAACTTTCGGTGTTCGACTTCGAGCCCAGTTTAATCAAAATAAAGCCTATCGCCGGCCAAAGGAATTGGAATGGTTGGAAGATCTCCGGCAATACAAAGGTCTATATGATCCGGATGTAAAAATTGATCAAGATGCTTCCCATGTTTATCCAAAAGTTACCCGTTCCAAAGTCAACACTGTCCTTTCCCGTCTTCATGAAATGCTTTTCCCGGAAAACGACCGCAACTTTGAGATCGAACCAACTCCCGAGCCAAAACTTGCCAAAGATACGGTCATGCAGATTGCTTTGAGTTTAATTAAACCTCCTCCTCTTGACCCCCAAACCCAACAGCCTCAAGTCGATCCCCAAACCCAACAGCCAGCGCAGCCCATTCCTCCTACCCCAGAGGAACTTGAACGGGCAATAAAATATTTTGCCAAAGCAAGGGCTGAAAAAATGCAGTCTGAAATAGATGATCAGCTTTTGGAAATGCGTTATCCCGAAGAAAATAAAAAAGTTCTCCGATCTGGCCTTACTTATGGAACTGGAGTAATTGCTGGTCCTCTTGTAAACAGGCGAACCAAACGGAAATGGGTACCCAATCACAAAACTAACGAGTTTGAGGAAAATACCAGTAGTGAGGATATTCCCTATATGGAATTTGTTCGGCTTTGGGATTGGTATCCTGATATGTCGGTTTGCGAAATGGATAGTTCCAGTGGATCGTTTCAACGGCATGTCATGACCAAACATGATCTTCGGCAATTAATGAAGCGTGATGATTTTTACGCCGATGTGATTAAGCAATTTCTAACAGATCATCCTAATGGTAATTATTCTCCCGAGCAATGGGAAGTGGATCTCCAGGCTATCGAAGTGGAAGCATCCACTGGCAGTGGAAGTGTAAAGGTTCAAACTGCCCTTTCCAGCGAGCAGACAACTCCTGTAAGTTATCGGCAGGGTGGAAAGCGTTATGAGGTTTTGGAATTTTGGGGCTACGTTGACGGTTCTGATCTGGCCGCATGTGGAGTTACCGATCTTTCTGGCAAACCTATTGATGTCAGCCTTGAATATACTGCCTGTGTCTGGCTTTTAGGTAATCTTCCTATAAAGGCCATGATATACGACAGAGCCCTTGATCATTATAAAGTGTTTTATTATGAAAAGGATGAAACCAGTATATTTGGTGAAGGGTTGGGTCGCGTTATCCGGCATTCCCAGATAGCCGTAGCTTCCAGCGCCAGAATGATGTTGGACAATGCAGCGTGTGTGGCCGGTCCCCAAGTTGAGGTTAACTGGACTCTTCTTCATGAGGGCACCGACCTAAACAGTTTTTATCCCCGTAAAATCTGGTATCGTGACGGTCGTGGAGTGGAAGCCCAATATCCAGCCATTCGTGTTTACAATATCGATTCCCATATTGTTGAGCTTGGAAGCATAGTTGATCGGTTTATGAATTTTGGTGACATTGAGTCATGTCTTCCCTCTTGGATAATCAGCGAACCGGTCAATAATGAAAATTCCAAACTGACTTCCGGCAAACAATCCAGCCTGACCATCTCTATCAAGGATATTGTGAAAAATTTTGATACATTTACCGAAAAAATCATGAGTGATCTTTATGCTTGGAATATGGAATTTAATCCTCGGGAAGATATAAAAGGTGATTTTAAGTGCAAACCGCGTGGTGTTTCCAGTTTAGTAATGAAAGAAATCCGGATGGCGGCGCTTGCCAACCTGAAAAATACCATGCAGCCGGAAGATTGGCCATATGTGCCACGCAGGGAATTTCTTGCTGAAACATTTAAAGCCCACGATATTAATATTAATCTTCGTACCGAGGAGGAAGCCCAGGAATTTATTGCTTCCCAGCGTGACGAGCGAGCCCAAGAGTTTGCCTATCAACAGATCGAGGCTGAAATTGCTTACAAAAAAGCCCAAGCCACCGGCCAGCTCACCAAAGCCAAAAAACTTAATACTGAAGCTGAAAAAGATGCTAAAACCCCCATTGAACAGCCGGAAGGCACCGATCCCAATCTTCTGAACGCTGAAGTTGAAGGCAAAAATATTGATAATACTGCCAAGATGGAAAAAATGCGGCGGGAAGAAGAAATTCATCAACAAAATCTTGTCCAATCCAGTGAAAAACACCAAGCTGGTCTTCTTACTGGAGCTGCGAAAACAGCTATGGAGTTAAAAACAAAGGCTGCAACTACTGAGCATGGGATGAAGCTCAAGACTTATCAAGCTCATCAGTCGGCTAAACAACAAAAAGGTGGAATGGGGAAAAAATAAAATGGAACAAAAATTAAAAAATTCCGATATTGCCATAAAAGTTACTGAATTATACGATCATCGGGTTGATTCCTCCCTCCGTATACTGACTGAGTTGCTTGACCTTCTTATCCGGGAAGCCCGAGAGCTGAATGATCGGATTGATCCAGTAGAATTAAAAGAAAACCAAGGCAAGATCGAAGCCTATCAGAAAATAAAACGGTATGTTCAAAGTGGATTGGAAGTTCCTGCACAGTTTGGGATAGAAAAAAGAAGTTGACATCAAGGAGATACAAGCGTATATGTCCAAATCAGAAGATAAAAATATTTTGTCGTATAAAAAGTATCCAAGTTTAGCGAGTCCGGAAGAGCTTAAGAAAACTAAACAGAAAGTGGTGCTGGACAGAAATGAAGTGATTGATTTAATAACTATCATGGAGGGTTTTAAGCGAAAGTTACAGGCTAAACTAAAGCAAGCTTAAACCTCAATTATTATACGAGGACAAAGGCGACATCTGGGATTGAAATTTTCCCATTTGCCGCCTTTTTTTATTTTAAAAATTTTGTGAAAGGAGAGATTATGGCGAAGGAATCCGTAGATAAGGGGACGGAATTGGAGAAACTTGAACAGGATCAGGCGGTTCAGGATGAGATCTTTAATGATGCGTTTGAAACTGCTGCTAATCTTGATGGAAAACCTTCTGAAACAGAGGACAAGTCTATTGAGGACAATGCCGGCACAAGTGGAGAGGGCATTAATAAAGAGGATAAAACGACTGTTATCGCAACTGATGCTGACAAGGGAACCGCAGGAACTGCTGCGACAGAGGACAAATCCACGGTGGCTAAAAAAGATTCCGAGGAAACCTATGAGCAACGGTATAAGACCCTGCAAGGCATTGTTGAGGCTAATCAGAAAAAGTATGATGCTGAAAAAGCCCAACTTGCAGCTGATTTAAAAGCCCTCCAAGATAAGATTGCCGAACTCTCTAAGGGTAAAACGGATGCTACCACGAAATCTGATGAGGATGACCTTTCTCCTGACTTGAAAAAAGCCATCGAGGAGTATGAAAAGGATTTCGATGTGGTATCAAAAATGGAAGGGGTAAAGCGGGATCGTGAACTTAAAAAGTTGGAAAAGCGAATTATGGATTCCCTGAAGGTTGAGTATGATAAAAAGATTCAGGAGATATCAGAACGCTTTGAGACTAAAGTAAAGCCTCTCGAAGAATCCCTTCAAATAAATGACCAAGAAGCTCATTTTGCTTATATCAAGGAAAAGCATTCCGATTTTGAAACTTATCGGGATGATGGTTCGATTCTTAAATGGATCGATTCCAAACCTAAATATCTGCAAGGTTATTTAAAGGAAGTCTACAACAAAGGAACGGCTGAACAGATTGTGGAATTGCTTACCGACTTCAAACACGAAAACAATTTGTCAACCGAAAGTGATAATAATAAAGCCTCTAACGTAACCGATATCGAAGAAGAACGGAAAAAACAAGAGAAGTTGAAAAAGAAGCAAGGGCTTACTGCGGTTGTTACCAAACACAGTGCGGTGAATGCTTCCCAAGCTTCCGCAGATGACTTCGATTCTGCGTTTGATGAGGCTGCAAACAAAGCCAAGTAGGAGGATTAAATTATGGCAATAACAACCTATGGAGATATATCACCGAGAACAGCTGCGTATGTAGTTGTTGAATTACTCAAACGGGCAATGCCCTATCTTTGTTTGGAGAAATTTGGACAGGCCAAATCGCTTCCCGCAAATAAAACCCAGACCATGAAGTTCCGGCGTTACAATTCCCTCGGTCTTCGCACAACTGCCCTGACTGAAGGCGTAACCCCGAGTTCGGAAAAATTAACTGCTACCGATATCAGCGTTCAGCTGTATCAGTATGGTGGTTTGGTTGAAATAACCGACATCATCGTAGATACCCATGAAGATGCCGTTCTTCAGGAAGCGGTGGCAGTATCCAGTGAACAGGCCGCGAAGACTGTTGAAACCCTTCGTTACAATGTCCTCAAGGCATGCACCAATGTGTTCTATGCCAATTCTGTAGCTGGCCGTACTTCGGTTGTAGCCGTTATCGCCCGAGCTGATCAGCGTAAGATTGTTCGTGCCCTAGAACGCCAAGAAGCCCAGTTCATTACCCAGATTGTTCAGTCCACTCCTCGTTTTAATACCGAGTCCATTCTTCCGGCGTTTGTTGGCGTAACCCATGTTGACATGACATCGGATATTCGTGGGCTCACCGGATTTACTTCCGTTGCCGACTATGGACAGATTTCCAAGTTTGAAACCGAAATTGGCGCGTGTGAAGATGTACGTTATATCAAGTCCACCATTTTTACTCCCTATGCCGATGGTGGTTCTGCTACCACAACTGGCAAGCTTACCACTGCCGGCTCGGGCTGTGACGTTTATCCGGTGATGTATTTCGGCAAGGATGCATACGGCCTCGTTGCCTTGAAAGGCAAATATGCCATTACCCCGATTGTCATCAATCCGGTTCCTTCCAAATCCGATCCTCTCGGCCAGCGTGGGTCAGTAGCATGGAAGACCATGCAGAATACTGTGATACTTAATGATGCATGGATGGCGGTTTACGAATGTGCTTGTACCTCTTAAGGATTTTGCTACATAATTAGATAGGGGTACGAATTAGAAAATTTTAACAATCATTTGAGTCAGGAGGTTTTGATATGGCTGAAAAATATGCGGGTAAAAAATTCGATGATGCAGACACTTCAGTAAATCAGTCTGCCAATAAAGTTTACGATGCTCTTCCTAACGCAGCAATACGAAGAGCAATTCAGAGTGTTACCAACAGAGTCCTCGGTGGGACAGCAGGGACCGGTCGTTTGCCTGTTCTCGCAGGTTGTACCCTTGGATCGACTGCTGGTTTCATTTTTGCCAGTGATGTCGGTGTGGTAAGAAACGGTGTGGCAAGCACCTGTGCGATTCCGGCAGCGACTGGTCTTTACTTCGCCAAGTTGGGAACCATGGGAACAAATACGGTGGCCAAATTCCTTATTGCCACTCTCGATGGAACCAGCGGAACCGTCATCGGTCCTGGGAATATCGTCGATAAAGGCAATTATGCTTCTGCGACATTGGCTGCTGCTGCGGCAAAGTTGCCTGATCTTCCGGATACGGGAGTTGCCTTGGGTTATGTGACCTTGGATGCTCCTGCGGCAACCGTTCTGGTATTGACTGATGGAGCCACCACTGCCGCCGCTTCGCTGGGGTACAAAATAGGAACTGGTGGAACTGCTGGCACAGCAGCATATGTCGATCTGATGAATATGCCGTTGGATCTTTAAAATCACTTAGCGGGAGAGATCTTTCTTTCCCGCTTTAACTTAAAACATAAGGGGAGGAAGTAATTATGGCACCGAAAAAAGAAGAACCTAATCATTATTTCAACAGTCCGGTTGGCCACATAAAGGACAGAATTCTAATTCACCAGGGTCCGGATGTCCCAATTGAAGGAATATTCCTTTCTGTGAATGGATTCCCTTTTTTAGCCAAGGCTGGTGTTGAAATTGATATTCCTCGTCCAGTGAGACAAATGCTGGACACGCGGATAAAAACAATAACCGAACAAGATCCCATGACCGGCAAAAATTTCAATCGTGATATCCTCCGGTTTCCCTATGTCTTAATCAAAGAAGGGATCAATCTCGACAGTGAAGGACAGGTTATTGTTCCTCCGTCTTCGGTACCAGAAGCTGCTTCCTCTGCCAATTAAGGGCAAAGGATAAACTATGCTCGGTAAAGAGTTGGTTTTTAATTTACGCAACGACATCTTGGATGATGTTGCTCCTCCCTTTTTATGGGACGATTTGCAACTGTTGCGTTATTTGAATTATTCGGAAGTGCAAGCTTGCCGGAGAGCTCATCTACTTATTGATTCATGGACTGCCAACGATTCCGGGACTGCTGCCACAGCTGGTACAGCAGGACAGAAGCCCTTGTGTCAATTAACCTTGGTTGCAGGACAGGCAGTTTATAATCTCAGTCCCAAAATCCTTCAGGTCAAGCGTTGTCAGTTAGTGGGGATGAGTTATCCTTTACTTGGTCCTTTAACTTTCCAAGAAGTAGACGAACAAATGTCTGGATGGACAGGAACTTCTGGAACGGTTGGTACGGCCAGTTCCACCGGTTTTCCAAGCGCCTTTCTTAACGAACCTGGAAATACCATTACCTTTACGGAGGCACCTGGGGTAAGCGGAACGGCTAGGTTGGTAGTTTCCCGATTACCGCTGCTTCCATTCACGCTCAACAATTCTCCTGAGATCGATGAAAGTTATCATGAAGGGTTAATGAATTGGGCGGCAAGCTTGGCCTTTGCGAAACCAGATCCAGAAACATTTAATGGAGAAAGAACGAAGTATTATGAATCAAAATTCACTGCCCAATTTGGTCCTTTGCCAGATGCGAAAACAGAAAGATTGGTAAGAACTCTTTCGCAGCAAGGTAGAATGCGTTCTCGGCCATTTGGCAGTTAAACAAAGTTGAGTTTTACATTTACCTCTAAAGGAGGATTAAGTTATGGCGATTTTAAAAATAAAAAGATTACTTGAGGATCTGGAAAACAATACTACCCAGATTCTTGCAAATCCTGTGGCAAAAGCAACTTCTGCTGGCTACGGTGGCACGGCATATTTAGCTACTTCAGCTGGTAATGCAGGTACTGCTGCCAAAGCCACATCAGCGGGATTGGCTGGAACTTCTTATCTCGCTACTTCAGCCGGTCAAGCAGGAACTGCATATCTGTCTACCTCTGCGGGTCAGGCTGGAACAGCTGCGTATGCTTCTACTGCCAGCAGAGCCGGCACATCCTTTGTGGCTCATTATGCCAGTTCCGGTACTGCCAACATTGCCGGAACGTCTGTTGTCTGGTCAACCGGTGGTCTGTAACCTTTAACAGGGAGGCTAACCACCTCCCTTCATTTTTCTGGAGGCTATTATGGCATTTATCAGAACCATACCTCTGTTTAAGAATTTATCTCTGTCTGCCGGTGATTCTGGCACATCAGATGTTATTGATTTGCGGGAAGTTGCCCAAAAGGGTTTCTTTTCTTTGTCTCATCGGATCGCAGCAGGAACATCTACAACTTGTGGAACGACTGTGGTTACCTATAAAGGCTGTTCTACGGTTGATGGATCTTTTATTACCCCCTCTGCTGCTGTAGCTATTGGGACAGCTGGTTCTCATGGCACATATGGGACAGCCAACATCTGGACATTTGAACCGGAACTTATGCCATTTATGAAAATAGTGGCTACTCAGA